GGGGGCGCTAAGGGCCGCAGGCTTTCAGGTCAAGGTTATTCCAAACCAAGGGGCCGGGGCCGCCATGCAGCGTGTACAGGCCGCCAGACGGTTGTTTCCTCGTATGTGGTTCGACCACAAGTGCCAGCCGGGGATTGACGCGATAGGCTGGTATCATGAGCGGCGCGATACTGAGCGCAACATAGGATTAGGGCCTAACCACGATTGGGCTTCACATGCGGCGGATGCTTTCGGGCTTGGCGCTGTTGTTTACGAAGAACCGGGCGGGACGACCTCGCCTAAGCACATTCCCCGGAAGGTTATTTGATGAAGCCTCCGATTAAAATGGTTGCCCAGTGTTTTGAAGAGGGCGGTTTGTTCTTCCCTCCGGGCAGGTGGTTTAGCTTGTCTTTGGCTGGTGAAGAGTTGCGGCCAAAAATTCGCATTTACGCTGACGGCGTTGTTTTGGATGACTGCATAGGGCGCGTCCGGCGCTTCAGCAGTGAACGTCTTGCGCAAGTTACCGTCGCCGCGCAAGCCAACAAAAAAGAATACTGGGATTCACGATTCCAGCCGCAGTGTAAGGTTATTTGATGGCTGACCGCGATTTTATCGCCTTGGTCGCTGATATGGTCAAAGAGTGCGAGAACTATCGCGACACTCTTTCGGCTGATCGCATCAAGGCAAATGAATATTACGACGGGGTTATGGTTGACACGCCTTCCGACAAGGGGCGTTCGTCTGTCGTAAGCCGTGACGTGCGCGAGACCGTCCAGAAGGTCTTGCCATCGCTGACCCGCGTCTTTCTGTCGTCTGACCAGCTTGTGGAATTCAAGCCGGGCGGCATGGGCGACGAAGAGGGCGCAGAACAGGCAACGGACTACATCAACCACGTTGTCCTTCCTGAGTGTGACGGCGAGACAGTCATAACCGACGCAATCCATGATGCGCTGAAGCTTCGCAATGCCGTTCTGACTTGGTGGTTTGACGAGAAAACCACGGTTACAGTCTCAAAGCATACCGGGCTTGACGAGAACGCATTTGCCATTCTGGTGAATGAAGAGGGCGTTGAGGTTCTGGAGCATACGGAACGCCAAGAGGCTATTGACACGCCGCAGGGCAAGGTTATGGCTCCGGTTCACGACCTCAAGATTCGTCGCCGTGTCACCAATGGCAAGCCGAATATGCAGTGCTTGCCGCTTGAGGAATTCCTTATCCACCCTGACGCCTTGTCAGAAGACACTTCGCCTATCATCGGGCGCAAGACCCGTATGCGCCGCACTGAATTGGTCGCCATGGGCTACGACAAGGAAGTGGTTGCCAAGCTGCCAATCAACGGCGCTGACGGCAAGATGGAAGAGGCGGAGATAATCACGCGCCGCCAGTTGATGGAGGGCGGGCGCAACGAATTGACGCCTGAGCTTCAAGAGGTGGACTACTATGAAGTGTACGTTCGTATCGACTTGGACGACGACGGAATAGCGGAACTGCGCCGCATGTGCTTTGGTGGTGCTGTCACGACCAACGGCCTGCTCATGAATGAAGAGGCCGACGACGTTCCGTACTCAATCTGCGCCGTGAAGCGCCGCCCGCATCAGTGGGAAGGTGTTTCGATTGCGGATGACGTGATGGACCTGCAGCGCGTCAATACGGTTCTTGTTCGCCAGACGCTTGATAACCTTTATTGGCAGAACAACCCACAGATTGCCATGCCGCGTGATGCGGTGGAAAACCCGGACGCCGTGACCAACCCGCAATTCGGTCAAACGATTTGGCTCAAGGACGGCATGACGGCATCGCAGGCGGTTCAGCCTGTTGTTATCCCGTTTGTTGCCGCTCAATCGTTCCAGATGCTTGAATACAATGACCGCAAGATTCAAGAGCGGACGGGTGTGAACGATGCTTCCGGCGGGCTTCCCCCTGACGCCTTGCAGAACGTCACAGCAAAGGCTTCGGCCATGGCTGAGCAGCAGGGCATCGGCCAGGCTGACTTGATGGCCAAGACGTTCGCTAGAGGCTTGGAGCGGGCATTCAAGGGCCTGCTTCGTATAACCATCAAGCACCAGGACAAGCCCCGCGTTGTGCGCTTGCGTGATGAATGGGTTACGTTCGATCCGCGCCAGTGGAATGCGGAAATGGATTGTTCGGTTAATACGGGCTTGGGGGCTGGTACGCGGGAACGTGATATGCAGACGCTTCAGGGCGTCCTTTCCCTTCAAGAGCGTGTGGCTGCGGCCCTTGGCCCACAGAACCCGTTTGTAACGCCTGAGAACCTTGGGAACACGCTGTTCAAGCTGGCTGAGGCGGCGGGGCTGAAGTCACCAAGGCTATACTTCACCAAGCCCAAGCCTGAGGAAATGGCCGCGCTCAAGCAGGCGATGGCAAATAAGCCGGACCCTGAAATGCAGAAGATGCAGGCCGAAATCGCCGCACAAAAAGAATTGAAGGCGATGGAGCTTCAATACGAAGAGAAGTCCAAGGCGCTTGAGATTAACGCCAACACGCAGAAAGAAATTGCTCAAAGCCGCGCCGCTGTTGAAGAGCGCACAGCGGTTGTTCAAATCGAAAGTGCGGACAAGGACAAGGACCGTCAGCTTAAACAGTATGAGATTGACGAACGGCTTAAGCTGGAATGGGCAAAGCTTGGCGTAACCCGTGATACTTCGGAAGCTAATATCCTGTTGAAGTTGAAGCAGGACGAAGAAGCCAAGACGGCGGCGGAACAAGACAGAATGAAGCGAGATTCGGAGCGCCATGAAGATATTGAGCGCACCAGCAAACCAAAGCGAGTGCAGTTCATCCGTGACGAAAACGGGGAACTTGCGGGCGCGGAACAATTGAACTGAGGTTTTACCATGCCCAAAAGCACAGCAACTTGTAACAGTATTTTGGCCCTGATTTTCAACGCGACGGCATGGGCCGATATTGCGGAGAATGACAGTTCGACGCCAGCCACCAATCTTTATCTTTCACTGCATACAGGTGACCCCGGCGTTGGCGGCGCACAGACCACAAACGAAACGGCGTATACAAATTATGCCCGTATCGCTGTTGCCAGAACGACGGGCGGCTGGGATGTGCCATCAAGCGGGGCCACGGCCAACGCTGCGCTGGCACAGTTCGCGCAATGCGGTGTGACGGGGGCCACGATTAGCCATGTTGCCATTGGCACGGCGTCCAGCGGTGCAGGGACGGTTCTTTATGCCGGGGCGCTTTCATCTTCACTGGCTGTTGCCAACGGCATTCAGCCACAGTTCGCAGCGGGTGCGCTTGATGTCACTGAAACCTGAGCCGACAATGTTCACTTGCAAGGAATGCGGTGCGCCTGTCCATGCCGACGGCGATGCAATTGTCCGGTCATGCTCGCATGTTAATGCGGCGGTGATTGCCTCACTCAAGGCCACGGCGCGTGGTGCGTCCGGTATTGCAGGCGGCAAATAATGGGGTTCGACAATATCCGGCAATGGCCTGACGCTGAGAATGCGGGGCAATCGTGGATAACGGGGTTTAGAAAGGCCCCGTCAAGTGTGGCGACCACGACAAGCGCGTGGACAGACTATTCCTATTATGCGGGATCACCCCCGGCTAACTTCTATGCGTCAACGCCTCTTGAGGCTTCTGTGGTTGACCCGACACGCGGAATTTATGTTCCGACGGTTAGTCCGGCAACTCAGCACTTGCGAAACCTCAAGCTTATGAGCGGGGCGAGCGCGGCAACATCAACGGCCAATTCAAGGCAAGGGCTGATACTGTCTGACTATCTTCTGTATTATCCGTTCATCGACACGGACGCGGTGGGAGAGCAGCAGGATATGACCAACACCACGGCAATCCCGCGCTATGAAGGCGGGCAGGTTGTCGCGGTATCACAATCCACGGCCTCCACGACAGGGCAGTTCACGTTCACCTATACCAATGAGAACGGCGTATCGGGCCGGGTGTCTCAAAACCACTTCACATTTGCCGTAGGTGCGGGTGGGCAAGTGGTGGCTTCAAGCGTAGGTTCTGCTGCGTCCTATCATCCGTTCTGTTCATTGCAGGCGGGCGACAGTGGCGTGAAGTCGATTGAAAGCGTGACATTCACGGCGGCTGGCGGCGGCTTGATGGCCTTGGTTATCGTTAAGCCTTTGATGACGGCATACGTCACACAGGAGGCGCGCCGCACAACGTCAGGCAACTTGGAAAGCTACGGCGCTTGCAATGAATTCGCGGCAATGATTCACAATAGGCCCGTCCAGATTATTGACGGCGCTGTGCTAAACCTTCTCGCCGCCGGATATGGTGGCTCCCTTGCATCAAGCTTTCTTGTCGGCTTGGTCGAAACAA